TGTTATGGGAATTCAATCAGATGGGTTTATTATTAACCCACATTTGTGAGAGGATGAATTTTTTAAGTATGACTTTATTGGCGCTCCATGACCAGAATTAGAAATGGAAAATAGAATTGGAAATTGTGGATTTGCTATGCGAAGTAAGAGATTTATAGAGTTGTCACAGCAAATTGATTGAGATTGGGAAACACCAGATGATGTTTTTCTTAATAAGATAAATTATGATTTTTTTATCAAAAATGGTATGAAATATCCGAGTCCAAAAGTTGCCGCAAGATTTTCAATGGAAAATCCGTTATGAGATATAAAATATGATTTAACTAAATGTTTTGGATTCCACAAAAGTTGAAGGGAAGAGTCGCAAGCTTACGTTAATATGATTAGGCAGGATTTCCCAATATGAGAAAAATAAAAATAGATTTATATGGCAAAAAATTACTTGGAGCTATAATGACTATATATGTATATTTTAAAGGACAAATTAGTGATGCCAATAATTTTGCAGATTTTAGTATAACAAGAAAAGGTCAAGATGTTCGATATTCAACCAATGACTCAAAAATTAAAGCACTTGGGTGAAAACCCATATGTAATTTTGATACGGAGCTTATTGATATTGTAGAACATTATAGAAATAAATTTATCTGATAAATAGAGATACTATGAATAACATAATAGGAGGTTATAAATGAATAAATTTTTTAACAATTTAATTACACTTGAAATGGCAAATAATCATATGGGCGACGTTAATCATGCTTTACAAATGGTTGGCGAATTTAATTTAATCGCAAAAATGTTTGATGAATTTCAATTTGCTTGGAAGTTTCAATTTAGAGATATTGATACATTCATACATAAAGATTACAAAAATAGAATGGATGTAAAATATGTCAAAAGATTTAGTGAAACAAAATTAACAAATGGCGAAATTTTAAAAATAAAAAAGTTTGCAGAAGATAAGGGTTTCATAACAATGGCGACAGCGTTTGATGAGCCTTCTGTAGATTTAATTGAAGAAATGAATTTTGATATTATAAAGATTGCAAGCTGTTCATCCACAGATTGACCGTTATTAAATAAGATTGTAGAAACAAACAAACCAATAATTATCTCAACCGCTGGCGTCAAACTAAAAGACGTTGATAATATTGTGAGTTTCTTACAACATAGGGAAAAAGACTTTGCCTTAATGCATTGTGTCGGCGAGTATCCTACTGGAGAGGAAAATCTACAACTTAATCAAATTGATTTGTTTAAGAATAGATATAAAAATATTACAGTTGGGTTTTCAACACATGAGAACCCAAATAATTATGATACTGGAGCGATTGCTGTTGCTAAGGGCGCAACAATATTAGAAAAACATGTTGCTGTAGAGACGAACAAATACAAACCTAACGCCTACTCGGTTCAACCATGACATTTATATAATTGGTTATATGAGATACGCAAAGCGTTGTCGATGTGTGGCGTTAAAAATGAGCGACATGAATTTTCTGAGAAGGAGACGACTGATTTAAGAACGTTCAAAAGGGGCGTGTTTGCTAAAAATGATATTCAGATTGATGATATAGTTAGCAGAGAAGAAGTATATTATGCTTGGCCAAATTGCGAAAAACAAATTCTAGCGAATGATATGTCAAAATATAACAAGTACACTGCAACACAAAATATAAAGGCTGGAGAGCCCGTTTTGACAAACTCAGTAACATTTAAAGATACAAGAGACAAGATTTGAGATATAGTACAAGACGTTAAATCATTTTTGAAAGAATCAAACGTTGCATTTCCACAGAAAGCAGATTTAGAAATCTCACATCATTATGGCATTGATGGCTTTTACAAAACGGGATTGACAATGATAACAGTTATTAACAAAGAGTATTGTAAAAAATTAATTATAATGTTGCCTAAACAATGACATCCTGAGCAATATCATAAGATAAAAGACGAAACGTTTATTATCTTATACGGAAGTGTAAGTTTATATTTGAATGGCGAACGTAAAAAATTAAATAAAGGCGACGTTGTAACAATAGAGCCAGGCGTCAAACACTTCTTTCGTACTGTAAGTGGATGTGTAATTGAAGAAATCTCTTCTACACATTTCGCTGATGATTCTTATTATACCGACGCAACCATTAATAACAAAAAAGATAGAAAAACAGAAATAACACATTGGTTGGATTAATATGAAATTATCAGATTATGTAATAAAGTTTATCGAAGAGGCGGGAGTAAAAGATATATTTATGTTGCCTGGTGGTGGCTGTATACATTTGGTCGATTCTGTAAGGAAAAGCAATTTGAATTATATATGTAATTTACATGAACAAGGAAGCAGTATTGCCGCAGAGGCATATTCGCAATATACAAATAATTTAGGAGCGTGTTTGGTAACGACTGGGCCCGGAGGAACAAATACCGTTACAGGTGTGGCTGGTGCTTGACTTGATTCAATACCTATGATATTTATATCGGGGCAAGTTCCGATAAAAGATAGAACTTTCGGATTAGCAAGACAAGGGGGATTTCAAGAAGTTGATATAGCCGCCATTGTTAAGCCAATTACAAAATATGTAGTGAGAGTCAGTAACCCACTTATGATAAAGGTACATCTAGAAAAAGCATTATATGAAGCGACCAACGGCAGGCCAGGCCCTGTATGAATAGACATTCCGTTAGACGTACAATCTGCACAAATTATTCCAGAAGTTTTAAATGGATGAGTTGAGCCAGAAAAGGTCGGCATGAATACGAAACAATCAGTAACAGACATTATAAATGATTTAAATTTTGCAAAGCGACCTGTTATTTTGGCAGGTAATGGTATTAGATTATCAAAATCAGTTAAAGATTTCTTACAGTTAGCAGATATATTAAAAATACCTGTATTAACGACTTGAAAGGCAATTGACTTCTTTGACGAGAGCCACCCTTTATATATTGGTAGGCCGGGTCTTGTTGGGCAAAGAGGCGCAAACTTTTCACAACAAAATTCTGATTTCGTACTTAGTATAGGTGCAAGATTAGACTTAGGCCAGACAGCGTATAAGCCAGGATATTTTGCTCCGAATGCCAAAAAAGCAATAGTTGATGTTGACCCAAATGAAATTGCCAAAATACAAAAAAATACTTACTTGCAAACTGGCGACGAAGAAAAAAAAAGGTCAGGAGATGAAAATAGAATGAAAGTAGATTACTCAGTCGAAGCTGATGCCGGTGAATTTATTAGAGAATTTATTGAGCAAAGCGGAATGCTTACTGCTGATTATAGTAATTGAGTTAAAGAGTGTAAAAGATTACACGAAAAATACCCAATATGTTTGCCTGAATATTGAAAAGAAAAGGACGGCGTTAATAATTATGTTTTGGTTGAAGCTTTGTCCAGAATTGTCTCAAATGATGTCGTGATTATTCCAAGCAGTTCCGGCTGTTCAAGTGAGGTAACAATGCAATCATTTAAGGTCAAAAAAGGGCAAAGAATATTTAACACGCCAGGTTTGGGAGCTATGGGGTACGGTATTCCTGCCGCAATTGGAGCTTGTGTGGCAAGTGATGGAAAAGAAACAATTTGTCTTGATGGTGATGGTGGTTTTATTATGAATATTCAGGAGCTTGAAACTGTTAAAAGATTGGGCTTACCAATTAAATTTTTTATATTAAATAATGAAGGGTATGTTTCAATACGCAATACGCAAAATAGTCACTTCGACGGTAAGCTTATTGGTAGTGACAAAGATAGTGGATTGACTCTTCCCGACTGAAAGAAGATTGCAAACGCATTTGGAATTCAATATACGTCAATAGACAGTCATAAAAAAATAGACAAACAACTCGAAATTATTTTGGACATTCTGGGCCCTGTAATATGCGAAGTCAAAATGTCATTTGAACACACTACGGCACCGAAAGCGTCCATTTATAAAAAAGATGATGGGACTTTTTCTACAAAACCAATGGAAGATTTGGACCCGCCGTTAGACAGAGAAGAGTTTGAGGAAAATACAAAATGATGCAATCATTATTGATAACAGGTGGTGATGGATTCATAGCAAGACATTGCAAAGAATATTTTAAAGACAGATATAGAGTGTTTGCCCCGAACAAATATGAGCTTAATTTAATGAATTTCGAAGAACTTAAAGAATGATTTTCTTGAAACCATATTGATTACGTTATACACACGGCAGTTTATGACGCACAAACAACATTTGGCAATAAAGATAAAAATAAAGTATTCTTAAATAACATGCAGATGTTTATGAATTTGGCCAGATTACAGAATTCATTTGATAGAATGATTTATTTTGGTTCTGGTGCCGAAACGCATATGGGGCAAGTTAGCAATTCACAGTATTCACTTGCGAAACAAACAATGACAAAATATATCGAAATATCAGAGAATAATATTTTCAATCTAAGATTGTTTGGGGTGATGGGAGAGTTTGCCGATTGAAGATATAGAATCCCAGAAAACTTAATTTGCAAAGCAATATATGATATGCCTTTGTATGTACCAAAAAATAAGATGTTTTCTTATATAGACGTTATCGACTTAATGAAAATTATAAATTTAATTTTAGAAAAGAAAGAGCTTGAATATAAAACGTATAATTGTGTTAATTCAAATTTAATAAATTATCAAGTATTTATAGATAAATTATTGAAACTTTCTCATAAAAAATTAAAGATAGACATAAAAAGTGATTATATACTTTATGAAGGCAATAATACAAATTTAATTAATGAATTTCCAGAGCTTGGATTTACAGAACTTGATGATACTATTGGAAGATTATTAAATTATTATTTGGCAAACAAAGACAAAATAGATATAAATAAATTTGAATATTAAGGAGATTAAAATGATAATAGACAATGAGTTTAAGAAGACTGAAACATATAAACGTGATTATTTAAAAAGAGAAAAGCCCTATGTGTATGAAAAAATGTTAAAGTTTGGCGACAAACTTAAGAATGGTGAGAGCATAGCAATTATACAATTCCAATATAATTTTAAATGTAACTTTAAGTGCGTACATTGCTCAATAAAAGGATTTCAAGGAAATTTTGAAGAGAAAAAATCTTATACGATTAATGATGTAAAGAGGTTATCAAAAGAAGCTGATGAATTAGGACTTGCAAGATTTGTAATAACTGGCGGAGAGCCATTAATTTTTTCAGACCTTGACGATTTAATTGCGGCAATTGACCCGCAAAAGTTTTACATTAATCTTGACACAAATGGTTGGCTTTTAGATGATGCAAAGGCAAAGCACTTAAAAGAAATAGGAGTCGACAGAATTCAATTAAGTATAGATAGCCTTGACGCAAAAGAACACGATGATTTCAGAAGAGCGCCAGGCTCATATGTACGCTGTCTAAGAGCAATTGACGCCGCAAAAAACGCCGGATTGGACATTTTTATACAAACGGTAGTTACGCACTCAAGACTTCATTCGCAAGAGTTTATTGATTTTATCAAATACTTTAATGAAAAAGATGTTACGGTATTTGTTAGTTATGCAAAACCAGTTGGGGCTTGGGAAGGACATTATGATGAATTGGTTTCAATGGATGATATAAATTATTTTAAAGAAATGGAAAAAGAACATAACATTTGCACTCACTTAACTTCCGCTTACGGTAGAGACTTGGGCTGTATTGCAGTTAAAGGTATGATTTCTGTAACACAATATGGCGATGTGATGCCTTGCCCATATATTCATACATCTATAGGTAATGTTTTTCACGAGCCACTAAAAGATATTATACAACGTGGATTTGATATTAAATTTTTTGGAGAGTGGGCCGACACATGTTGGATAGCTGAAAATATGTCGTTTATAAAAAATTATGTTGCTAAAAATATATATGGTAAAGAATTACCAGTTTCAAGTGACCAAGTTTTCGGTGATAAGGATAAGACAAAAATTCCCTTTAATGAAACAATGATAAAAGAAAATAAGTTTTCTGATTAGGAAGATAAAATGAAAAGATGTAAAATTTGTAGTGCAAAATTAGTAAGCTTTATTGATTACAAAAAACAGCCAAGTAAAGCACAACATTTGCCGAACATGAAAATGTTACAAAGTGATTTTGATATTCCATTACATATTTTTGAATGTACTGGATGCGGAACTGTACAGCTTGTAACAGATCCAGTATCGTATTATTCTCAAGCGATTAGGTCGCCAGATTGGAATATAAACCCCTTTAGAAAAAAACAACGTAGTAAATTTATTAAAGAATTTGAACTTGAAAATAAAATAATTAAACAAATTAATAGAGAACCAAAAGAAGACAGTTATGATGCTTTTACAATGTTTAATTATTTAGAACATTTCCCATCTCCAAAAGATACATTGAAACAAATTTGCAACAACCTAAATGATAATGGGGTAGGCATTGTTGAAGTACCTAATTTTGATGAAATCATTCGTGACCGTATTTTTGGCGAATTCATTATTGACCATTTATTTTATTTTACAGAAAAAACTTTAAGATTTGTTTGCGAAGCAAGTGGGTTTGATGTTATTAAAATAGAAGAAATTTGGAATGGAGCAAGTTTATCCGCAACAGTAAAAAAGCGTCCGTTATTAAAGCCAATATTGTTTAGAGAAAACGAAATAGAACTAATTGGAGATATTGATAATTTTGCAAATCAATTTAAGTCGGTAACGTTTTGAGGTGCAGGGCATCAAACACTTATGATACTTTCAATGATGAAAACAATACATAAGGTATCATACATCGTTGATGATTTTAAGGTAAAACAATTTTTATATACACCCGTTACACATAAGGAAATTTTACCAAGCAATACACTTCTTACAAACCCAACTGATGCTATTATAATAATGGTTGGCTGACAATATAAGAATGTTCTTAAACGCCTTAGAAATCTTAATTTAACACAAATGCCAAAAATAGCCTTAATAAAAAAAGCAACATTAGAGATTTATGAAGATATATAAATAATATTAGGAGGTTATATGAGTAAGACAAATTTCACAAGACTTAAAATTAATGACAAAGAAGATATTGGCAAGGTAGTTAAACACGAACTTGACAATGGATTTGACAGACGTACTGGCGAGCAAATGAAATTGCGTGAATATTACATTACGTATGAGGCCACAAGAACCGTAGAGGACAGTATGGTAGTCGAGGCATACAATGAATGTGATGCGATACATATGGCACGTGAAGAGGTAACGATGTTTGACGATGTTGAAGGCTTTACAATTGTAGAAATTACAGTGGAGGATTACGATGATTAATATGAAAAAATTAACAAATGAAATTGAACAAATTTTGAAACATGCTGGTAAATTAAAAATGAATTTTGATTCAAAGTCCGCAATTGATTTTTACACACAAACAATAATGCAAGCGGTTAAGAAGGCAGAACATGACGCAATATTAGAAACAAGTAAGAAAGCAGAAAGTGGATATTAGTAGGGTAATGAAAGAAAATGTTAAAATAATTGTTGGCAATATTGAAGACCAAGATACTCAAGTAATAGTTAATCCAACAAATGCAGAATTAATTTGAGAAGATGAAACCTGTAATGGTGTCATTATGAATAAAGTTGGAATGCAATATTATCATGAATGTGAAAAATTTATTGACAGAAATGGCCCATTAGATATGAATGAAATATTCTGATGGAGGGGTGGAGATTCGGATGCCGAATTTATATTAAATATTTATCCACCATTTTGACAGCCAGCTAATTCCGTTGAAGTCAATGTAGAAAATTTATATGATTGTTATTACAAATGTTTTGAAGTATGTAAAGAAACTGGTAGAACAAAATCAATATCGTTTCCATTAATAGGCTCTGGAACATTTATGTATCCAATTAGAACATCATATAAATTATTAGAAAATGTAATTAATGATATTGACGTATCAATGTTTGGCGAAATTAGAATTGTATTTTGGAAAAAAGAGCAGTATAATTTATGCAGACATTTATTTGAATAGGAGGGTAATTGAGAAAGACGTTCAGAGAACATGATGTAAAAATTCATGTTAAAGATAGCACCGAAAGTAAAATAGTTCAGAAAAAACTTTTTGAGTTAGGCTATCATTGGCAACAAGATAATTACGAATTTAATTATGTAGACGCCCCACATTTATATATTGAAAAGTACAACAAACAAATATTTTTTAGCACATACAATTCTTACTTTGAGAGTAGTGATTATAAAGAAGTAACAGTTGCGCAACTAATGTCCCCAGAAATTTGTTATGATATTAGAGGCAATGTGGTAAGAAGAAGTAATGCTTAAAAATTATAAATTTAATCCAAAATCGGAACAGCAAAGTAAAGAAATGCAAAAGTTATTATTCAGTATCGGCTATTTTTGGATCAATAACAATGGCTATAACACTTACTCTTATACAAATGCGAAATATTTATTCACATACAGCGATGGTTCTTTAACATATGCCGATTATGCCGAAGATTTTTCCCAAAGTTCCCATCAGTATATGACACTCGATCAATTACAAATTTATGCTTTACATCCAAGTCAAGCTTATACAATTTATGGCAAAGAAATAAATTAAAATAAACTTGACAAAACTTCATAAAAGAATACTATAGTAAAGTAAGTGAGAGAGAGTGAAAGAGATAAAAAAAACAAATCATAAAGGGAGAAATTATGAGTTATATTTCAACAGAAGACGTTAGAGCAAAAAGAATAAAAATTAAAAAAACATTTCCAGGATTCAAATTTTCTATTACATGCCAACGCCACTCAAGCATACATGTATCTATATTGGAAGCCCCAATTAATATGCTTACTGGCGACAAAGAATATGAATCCGTTAATCATTTTTACATTGAAGATCATTACAAAGAAACTCCAGAAATAATGGAAATATTATTGAAAATTAAAAACATACTTTCAAAAGGTCAACATGAAATTGTTTATGATGGCGATTATGGTTCCGTACCAAACTTTTATATTAATATTAGTATTGGAAGCTGGGACAAACCATTTAAAATCAAAGGAGAGAAAAAATGAGTAAAATTTCAATATCTGATGTAATAAATAATCCAGAAAATTTAAACCATGATGATTGTTGGTCGTTTTATGATTGGTTCTGCAATAATAGTTCTTTAGAGCGAAGAGCAAAACAAATTATACCCAAGCTTAAATTTTTAGTTGCACAAGACATTTTGGACGCAAAAAATACTTATGTATGGTTAAAAAACAATTGCCCAATGAATGGTAGTTTGTATGATGATTTTCGAATTAGTGCTATCAATGATGATGAAACATTTCTTGGCGGATTCTGTCCCAAAACTGGAATCAATAATGTTGAAAATAAATGTGAAGTTTGGTATTTCGAAGGTTCGGAACGAAACATAATTCAGTTAGAATTTGTTAATTGGATGGCATTCAAGAAAGAATTAAAAACAAACATAGAATTGAGAAATAAATTAATCGAAGCATTTAAAGTAAAAATAAAATAAAAAAGATTTGGCAAAATCTCTCAAAAAACTATAGCAGTAAAGATAAGTTAAAATATTTTACCTGAAATAAGTATTGGTAAAAAAAATCAAGTTTCCTTTACCTATCTTGAGGATTGGTAAAAATAATGTGTTTTTCTTTACCTGAGAAGGTTGTCAGATGAAAGAAAAAAAAATAGCCAGGAGGCAAAAATGAGTAATAATTCAGGTAGTAGCAGTAATAGTAACGGAACAGGGTTTTTTGGTTTATTGACCATAGCCTTTATAGTATTGAAATTGACGAAAGTAATTGATTGGAGTTGGTGGTTAGTATTGTTGCCCTTTTATGGCAGTATTATATTTGGGCTATTAATTGTTGGACTTATTTTTTTAGGTGTTCGTTTGACAGATAAATAAAAAAAGATTTGACAGAAAAAAGATAAAAAGATAATATAGTTTCATAAGTGATGTTTAAGAAATGATAAATAAAAAAAAATAAAAATCAAAAAGGAGAAAAAATGATTTATACAAAAAAAGACGTTATTGAAATTCTTGAGAATTTGAAAGTTTATGAAAAGTTAGTTTGGGATGTAAAAAATAATGACACGAAAGCTATTGATGGTTACAAAGCAATTCGTATGAAACGAAGTGATGATTTAGTTCGTATCGTTTCTCCAGATTATAGTGTAATTCAGCATATTGACGCTTTTAATCAAACTATTGAAGATTTAGATAAATTAAATCTTACCTATGTTATCCGTGAAGTCTATCTTAATGATTTTGCAACTCGCAATAACAAACGTCGTAATTCTTTCCAAGTGACCTTCGAATTTCCAGAACTGAGCTTTAATGTCGATGGTAGTCCAATTAATGCTACTCTTGAGTTAATGAACTCTAATGACACAAGCTTAATGTTCACTCGTAAATTTGGCGCTTACCGTGCCGCTGGCAATAGCATTATGAATACTGGTAAAAAATTATTCTATGAACGTTTCAAACATGTTGGTGAAAATACATTTGGCGATATGGCTGATGCTGTCGAGCACCTTCCAGAATTCTTGAAAATCTTTAGCAAAGTTATTGCAAAAACTATGCTTGTTCGTACTGACAACGCAATCACTCGTGGACTTACTGAGCTTGGTTTTCCAAGTCGTTTGATTGACAATCTTGAAATTGCAAATGAGAAGTATTCCGACCTTGTTGGCGAAAAAGCAAGTCCTGATCAACTCTGGGGAGTTTACAAAATTCTCACTAATTGGTTGACCAATGTAGTTGCTAAAACTAACCTTGAGCGTGCTGACCGACTTGGCAATGCTTTATACCGTTTCGTTCAAATGAAAATAATCGGCATATAATTGTTAATAATATATTTAGCGGGAGTTTTTCTCCCGCTTTTTTTATTGACAAAAATAAGTAAGTTATTATTATAGCAAAGTAAGTTAAATAAAAAGGAGATATAAAATGAAAATTAAAACAAAGATAGCGTTTGTAATTCCAGCGGGAATCATTGTAAATGAAAAAATGATGATATGGATTAAAAATAATTGTATTAAATTTCCAGATTATGATTTGCCAGATTATGATCTGCCAGATGGTTTTGAGGCTTTGTTTCCTAACTTTAATAAAAAATAAAATAAACTTGACAAATCCACCAATAAGAATACTATAGTATAGTAAGTTAAATAAAGGAGAGAAAAAAATGATACCAAAAAGCATTAAAAGAATTGGGGAAGTTTTCGGTGGAAAAAAGAATACAAATTCTGCATTCTGGATTCCTAAAAATGTTAAAGATGCCTTTAACAAAGAAAATTTAACTAAAGGCCAACAATCTGCCAATGAAGGCGAAAATGCTGGATTTACTTATATTTTGCAACTTGCCGAAATTAAAAGGGCTATAAAAAACTTTGTACAAATTCTTACAAACAAAAACATACCCGTTAACTATCTAGCGGGAGAACGTGGTGGATTTACTGATGGCAAAAGTGTTTATATTTCTGGCGATATTGATGAAGATTTAAACTTTGATAAAACTGTTGGACTTGCTTTGCATGAGGCGTCACATATTGTTTTGTCTGATATAGAACAGCTTAAAGCTATTCAATTTGAAGATGTTACAAAACGAATTTTTGATACCGTTGGTGCTGTTCGCAAGGCGTTTGCAAAACATGTTAGAAATACAAAAGATTCCACATTTTCAAAAGAAAAAATTAATTATGAAATGTATGCTATGAATTTGAAAAACCTTTTAAACTGGGTCGAGGACAGACGTGTTGATGCCTACATTCAAAAAGATAGTCCAGGTTATGTTGCTTACTATCAAGCACTTTACGATGAATATTTTAATACAAAAGAAATTAAAGATATTATATACAGTCCAAAATCTCGTACACCAATTTTTGAAAATTATATGTTTCATGTTGTCAATCTTATTAGCATTCATTCAGATGAAAATGCTTTACTTGGATTAAAAGAAATTAAAGATTTGGTTGACTTCAATAACATTCTTAGATTAAAAAGTATGAATGATTCTTTTAAAGTTGCTGTTAAGATTTTCGAAATTATTCTTAAGAATATAGATTTAAGCCTTCAAAAACAAAAAGAAAAAGAAATGCTTAAAAAACTTCAAAAAGAAGCGAAAAAAAATAGCAAAAAATCAACGAAAGGCAAACAGCAAAAAAGTTCGGGCGGTGGTCAACAAATTCCAATGGATGACGACGAAGATGAGGATCAAGACGACCAAGATAATGATAATGATTCGCAAGATAATGATTCGCAAGATAAAAAAGATAATGATTCGCAAGATAAAAAAGGTAAAGATAAAAAAGATAATGATGACAAAGATGGTTCTGGCAAAGATAAAAAAGATAATGATGACAAAGATGGTTCTGGTAAAGATAAAAAAGATAATGATGACAAAGATGGTTCTGGTAAAGATAAAAAAGAAGTTGCAAAAAACAAAAAACAAAAAAAAGACAAACCTGGCAAGTATGATGATGCGAACGCAAAAGCCGTAGCCAAAGCAGTAAATGATGCATTAGATAACATAAAAACATTGTTAAACCATGAAATTGAAAAACAAGAACTTCCAAGTGGTATTTCTAACAAAATTCATTCATTATCAGGAATGAAAGTTAGAACTAAAGAAATTACTATGACACATTCAAGAGTAGGTTCAATTAAAACAAGGGTAATTTTAGTTCCAGAACTTACAAAATCATTGATAGACCAAAACATGCTTCCAATTACAACTACTTATGGCGATTATAACGATGATTCTATTAAAGAGGGAACTAATATTGGCAAAAAACTTGTTAATAAAATCAAAATCAGAAACGAAAGTAGAAGCCTTATAACGCCAAGACAAAAAACTGGAAGATTACAGCAAAGAAACCTTGCTGATTTATCATATGATTCTGAAAACGTTTTTTACAGATTAACTTCGGAAGAGTTTAAAAGTATGCATTTTCATATTTCAGTGGATGCGTCTGGTTCGATGGCTGGTCGTAAATGGGCTGAAACTATAAAACTTCTTACTTCAATAACTTATTCTGCATGTAAGATTAAAAATATTGATGTTGTTGTTGACTTTAGGTCATGGCTTAATACGGGTGGCATCAGTAATACCCAAACCTATTTTCCATTTGTACTTACTGCATTTGATTCAAGGACTCAATCGTTTGCAACTTTTTGTGAATTAATTAAGCATGTTACAGCCAACGGAATGACACCAGAAGGAATGTGTTTTCAGGCTATGTTGGACGAATATGTTCCTGGTACTCAGCAAAAAGATAGTGTATTCATAAATATTTCTGATGGAAGTCCTGGCTGTACAGTACAATATAATGATGGAAATATAATTAGTTCTGTAAATTATAGTAGTTTTGGAATTAAACATACCGCTGAAATTGTGAAAAGGATTAAAAAAATGAATATAGAAGTTATTAGTTATTATATCAATTCTGGTTGGGGCGACGATATTGAATACTTTAAAAAAATGTACGGTCGTGATGCAAAACAAATAAGTCCGAATGATGTTATACAAATTGCAAAAAGCATTAATGAAAAATTATTGAGAAAATAATTGACAAGTTTGATAAATATAATATAGTAGTTACATAAGTGATAAGAAAATAATGAATGAAAAAAATAATAAACAAAATAAGGGAGAAAAAAATGAAAGTTACTGCAATGATTACAAAGTCAATCAGTGGAGCATTTAGAGTTGTAGGCCTGGATGACAACAAAGATTATTCAGGTTTAATTTCGGCCAAAGTTATTGAAAGGGCACACAAGGGAAATAAACTTATTGAGTTTGATCCTAATTCCAAAAAATATCAAAATTCTAAATTTATTTTGGCATCAAGAATTACATATCTTGACGATGATAGAACAAAAGAGAAAAAGGTTGATAATGCAACTTCCTTTATTGTGGGGGCGGTTGAGAATAAACCTTCATTTTTGAAATTTGACCGAACCAAATGGGCAATGTTAGCAAGAAACATTTATCGTCAAACGGCAAGTTTAATTGTTGGGCCAACAGGCAATGGCAAAACAACTTCTGCCATTGAGCTTGCAAAATCTGTAAGTAGACCTTATTTTGTTTTTAACTTAGGCTCCACTCAAGACCCACGCACATCGTTAATCGGCACAATGGCTTACGATAAAGAAAAAGGTACTTACTTTAAAAAAGCAAACTTCATTAAAGCCTTGGAAACAGAAAATTCCGTTATTGTACTCGACGAGATTTCTCGTTCCCATCCAGAAGCCTTCAACATTATTCTTCCTTTACTTGACTTTCAAAAGACAATTAGAATTGAAGAAAATAATGAAATCGTTAATGTTGCTGAAGGCGTTTCGTTTGTTGCAACAGCAAACATCGGCATGGAGTATACTTCTACAAGAATTCTTGACCGTGCGTTGGTTGATAGATTTGTACGTATTGATGTTGGCTTTTTGGATCGTGATCAAGAGTCCTCAATTTTAAATAACTTGTATCCTGGACTTTCTGAAATGCAAGTTAAAGCCTTGACAAGCCTTACAGATATTGTACGCCGAGACCTTCAATCCGAAAGTCCTCGTGTGCAAACTCATATTTCAACTCGTATGCTTATTAACACTGGCGGACTTGTTGCTGATGGGTTCTCATTGGAAGACGCTGTAAAAGAAACTATCCTAACTCATTTCGAATCAGAAGGCGGTGCAGATAGCGAACGTACTTTTGTCGCCCAAGCTTTCCAAAAGGCTTATGACAAATCAAAAGATATTCCAAGAATATAAATTGATGCGGGGTTATCTCCCTTTCGTCGCATCAATAAAGTATGCCGTGAGTCAATTTCACGGCATACGTTTTTTATAAATATAGAATAAAACAATAGATGAAAAAGGAAAATCAAATGAAATTCATAGTAGATGTATTCAAATAGCATATAGATGTGATAAAGCGAATATTGATAAAACTGATGTATTAATAGATAAATGGGAAGATGTATTTGATGAATGCTTTCCAAAGGAGAATAAATAATGTATTTAAGAAAATTAATTGGAATACCAATTGAGAATAGACCAGCCGCATTTTTGCAAGTTATTGAAAGGTATAAGGATGTCCTAAAGAATGAAAAGAATTTAGAAAAATTTATTTTAATTTATCCCGAATGGGCTTTAGAATTTCAATATGTTGATAAATTAAAATTAGCAATCTTGGGAACAAAAGACGATATACCTAAAATTGATAACTAATATTTTTTTAACATTTTTCACGAATGTGGGGCGACAGTTTTTAATATATTTCCGATTGCTTTAGCATACTCTTGAACTTCTCATTGAGCGTCCGATTTAATTCTTAATTTATACATTCTTGCATATGAAGCCAAATTTGCTGTTTCAATAAAGGTTGTATACATTGCTTGCGGTAATATTATTCTTGCCTGTTCTGGCGACACTCCATTTAATAATAACTTTTCATATAAGTTAATATTTTTTTCGTAATGCATCGCAATATCATTATATAAAAATTCTTTATCCTTAATGTTGGTTAGTACTTGTGGGAGATAAAATTCTGGAAGGTCTGTAATACTTCGCCTTGATTCTTCATTCCTTGAAAATCCAACTTGTGATTTAAAATATTGCCTCGCTATGAAGATTGGCATTTTTATTTTCAATTGTATCGTTACATGGGAGAACGGAGTTCAGTGATGTCATTCTGCTAAATTTTCAATTAATTTTTTATCTCTTTGAGATAAAGATTTACTTTTTTTATTTTTAGAAATTTTTGCTGTATTAACTACGGTTAGGTCATTGCCCATACTATCCATTAACTGGACGAATCCTTTATCTAACACTATCTTCTTATTATACATTAAGCTATACCATCCTATTATTTCATATTATGCTCTTTTTCTTTTCTTCTGGCTTCTAATAGTACATATTTAGAAATCTTCTGAAAGAAGAATATTTTTGAAAGAAAGAAAAAGAAGAAAAATTCTGATTTTAAAATATGTATTACTATATAAACTTAACTGGTTTCTAAAATAATAGGGTTTCGTTAAATAAAAGGAGAAGTATATTGGGAAAAGATAATTTTAAATGATTAGTATTGTTGTCTGCAATGGCAATAGTAGGTATGTCAGGATATTATTCCGTTTTTGGGATAAGTTCCTTGTTTGCCGGTAAAAGGTTGTTTGCGGGAATTATGGCAGGGTCATTAGAGGTTGGCAAAATAGTAACCACAACTCATTTAACGAGAAATTGAAAGAAAATAGGCAATGCATATAAAACTTATTTTATAATAGCAACAGTTATATTAATTATAATTTCATCTGCTGGTATTTATTCATATTTGACAGAAGCCTATCATTTAACGGCTCAAAAAATGAAAGTAGTTGATACAGAATTAGGAACATTAAGTTCTGAAGAACAATCACTTGTAAGTGAAAAGGAATTATTAATTCAGGATAGAAATTCTTCTCAAGAAGAAATTAATTCATTGCGGATATTAATAGATAATAATGAAACAAGAAAAACTGATCTATATCGAGCAATGAATGCAGACACAACAGGAACGGTAAATTGAAATGCAAGTATTTGAAAATTCAATAAAGACAACGGAGAGTACAGAGAAAATATTTCTGATTTACGAGACATAAAACAAAATGCAACCCTTAGAATCACGGATATAGACGTAAGGTTAAAGGAAATTTGAACTCAGAGTGGCAAGGTAGAAACATCCGACGAAGCGTCAAACATTGGGCCATTAAAAAAGTTATCAGAATTATTTGACGTTGATATGGATACGATTGTTAAATTTTTTATATTTATATTAATTATAGTTTTTGATCCATTAGGTATTCTATTAATTGTACAATTTAATAAAATGACAGTTCCAGAAAATATCACAAAATATAAAAAAAATGAAAGAATGAAAGAAAAGACTATATATACTGGAGTTGATGTTGAAAACAAAAAGATAAAGGACAAAAATAATATGGAAAAAATAAACATACAATCTTACAAAGTTCCAGACGAAGATGATGATTATGTTATTAATGTTGATTCTGCCGTCAATAAGGTAGTAAGCAATGAAACAGAAATTATTGAAGAAGAAATAATAAAAAATAAAATTGACAATATTAGTGAAATAGTTAATATTGAGTCAATAAGTAAAGAGGCGAATGTTCCCAAGTCTGATGCACCATCATTCAAAAAAGATGTATCGCACAAAGGAATTAGGGTTTCATAACTTGGAGTTATAAAATGAAAGTACAAAGTAAATTATGAAAGATTGGCGAAGATTACAAAGTTCATGTTAGAAAAGGTCTTATAAAAAGAATTGGCAAGATATTAAAAGATGAGCCTGCGACATACTATTACGAACATACAAATTTAGTTGCGGCAGACTTTAACGTTACTATTGATAAAAAAGACAAAATTAAAGAATTCATAAAAAATATAAAGTAGGTAGAAGGAGTAACGTTTGTATGAAAAAAAAAGTATTGAAGAAAATTATATTAATTTGTCTTGTTTTGATTTCTATTTTTTGGGCATATACAATTTTTAATTTGAGTGCCGAGAATACACAACTAAAGCAGGATTACAAGGCTCTTGATAAGCGACTCGAAAATGTTGAGGCGGAATGGGATAGCGTTCACGTATTGACAACTAAAATTACAGAATTGGCACCGCCAAAAGTTGATAGACTCTCAAAGAAGAAATTAGGATTTTATATTCATTACTTTGGAAAGAAATATCAAGAAAGTGAAATTATTAAAGACATTATGATTTCGTTGCCATATATAGAATCAACATATTATAAATATGCTGTTGGGTTGGCTGGCGAATTGGGATATTATCAAATACATCCAATTCATAATTTGGATATGACAAGAGTATTCGACGAAGATTATCAAGTAGAAAATGCTTATAAAATTTTAATGCGAAATGTTGAAAGGCATGGCGAATTAGAACATGCGGTAAATGGTTATAATGGCTGGCCTTCTACAAAAAATCCTTATTACGGCAAAGTCGTTATACAATTAGCAAAATTAAAAAATATTTAGAAGGTAGTTATGGTAAAAAGAAAAGTTAAAAAGTTTCATAAAATTTTTTGTACTGATTGCAAACGAAGAATTGAAGTTGATATAGGTGTCAAAGCAATTCTATGTGGAAATTGCACAATGAAAAAAATGCTTAAAGAATATGGCGTACCAAAAGGTGCATTACCAAAGCAAGACAAAGGCCCAGCAAAACCACCAGGTTGGCATTTCTATAAAGAATTTGTTGATAAAGATGGCACAGTATATCACAAAGGTGTAGAGCAACCAGAACTAAAAGATACAAAAAAACCAACAAAAATTAAACCAATTAAAAAAAAAGCGAAAGCATTATCTGATAATGACAAATTGAAAAAACAAAGAGAAATTTTCAAAGAAATTGAAAAGAGTAAAAAAGCATTATCTACATTAATTAAAGCTGGCAAAAAACGTGGCAAAGTTGGGTTGCAAAAGAAAATAACAAAATTACAAAAAGAAGTTAGAAAGTACTTATAGGAGATTACAGATGAATATAGATTTAGACGAGCTATTAGAAAAATTAAAAACAGCATTAGCTGAGGAAGATTGAACATTGGTTGAGGAATCAATTGATATGTTATGGCAACATTTACATGAAGAAGGCGCAATTGAATTTGCAGAAGAAAACGGATTTTGGGAGGAATAAATGAAATTAACAGATGATGAAATTATTGATTTATATAAAGAATTAGACGCATATATTGATGAATATTTAGAAGAAAAACAAGCAAGAAAAGTATTTGCTTTAATGAAAAAATATGAAGACCAAATATTAACCGCACCAGCATCTACAAGAACGACTTATCACGGAGCATATCCAGGCGGATGGTTAGTACATGTATTAAATGTTATTAGATTTGCACTCGAAACACATGGTGTTTGGGAAACTATGGGACTTGATATTGACTTCACAAAAGAAGACATTGTACTTGTGTCAGCTTTAAGTTTCTTTGGCAAATTAGGATTAGATGAAGAGCCTTATTACATTATGCATCCACAATTCTCAACACGATTTAAAGCAAGAACAAAAAAGGTAAAAGCATATTGGGAAACAATTCTTTATACCGTTAATGAAAACTTACCTTACATGAAAGTGCCAGAATTAACATTGCACATTTTGCAGAAAGAAGGCATTGAACTTAGTCTAGACCAACATTTGGCGATTAAATTATCAGAAGGTATTTTTGATGAATCAAATAAAGTTTATTTCGCCAACTCATTTAGTTCCAAACCAACTCCCAAACTTGTGATGTTATTAGTGATGGCAAACTGGATGTCAATTACTTTTGAGAAAGAGGAAGAGACCGATGGCAAAAAAGACGAAGCATTAAAAAAACTAATGGGAGCATTATAATGGAAATAATTATTGCGGGATTGATAATTATAGTTATATTATTACTAATAGCTGTATCAAATATGAATAAGAAATTGGTAAGATATGAAGATTGAACAATAGAAATGAGAAAGCAAATATACAAAATGTTTAATACTATTAAAGTTCTTGACAATAAGCAAATGTTCGAGAAAGATGATGATGTGGGTCGCTTATGAGAAGCAATAAAAGAAACTGTAGATAAAATTGATGCGTTTGTTGTTCCTGATGGAGTGGAAGACGAAGAAGAAGACGAAGAATTAATAATTGAATAATGGAGGAAATTTGAAATATACGGTGAGAAAAAAAGAATACTTTGAACATGGAGATCATAAATACAGAATTAAATATGTAAAAACACATTTTGGTTTTAAGTGGATTTTTGTTGAGATGAAGTTGTTTTGGTTTTTTTATATGCCTGCGGATATATGTGGCGTTCCAGAGGAATTGCTTGAATACCTAAATAAAATAGAAACAATAATTAAAAAATTAGACACTGAAATGGTATAATGGGAGGGAATGTGGCAGAAACAGTGACAGAAAATGCAACAGAAGAAAAAGTAATTGATAAGTCAAAATGGTATTTCACAGATGAAACGGAGCAGGCAATCATAGAATATAATCACAAACTTTCAAAATGTTGTGATGCTGATATTCGTTTTGAAAAAATAATACGAGAAGGTAAAAAGAATATTGAAAAAGAATATTGCATCACTTGTGAAAATGAATTAACCGAAGAAGAATCATATTTTAAATTTTCAGAAAAAGAACGTAGTGATCTATTTAGAGAAAAAATTTATACACCGTTTGAAAAGTTATCTCAAAGTATGATATACACATATGAATTCTTTTATTTTGACGTGCCACCGGCAGATGTTGTAAAGGAGGTTGTATCTGTTTTATGTTCAAAGATATACAGGTATCATCAAAGCGAAGGTAGAGCATTTTCATTTTTTAGTGTTGTAGCAAAACGTTACTTAATCAACAATAACAACCGTAATTACAAATATTATATAAACCATAGTAGTATAGATGGATTTACAGACAAACAAAAAGATTTTAAGATGGCTGATATATTTAATAGAATGCAAAAAACGCCCGACCCAGAAGTCACAAAAGATAAAAAAGAAATTTTAAAAAGGTTAATTGACTTTTTGGAAGATAATGTTGAAACGTTGTTTAATAAAAAAAGAGACACAAATATAGCATGGTCAGTAGTTGAGTTATTGAAAAATCATGACAAGGCCATAGAAAACTATCATAAAAAAGCTCTTTATATTTTAATTAGAGAATATTCTGGAGAAAAAACGCAATACATTACCCAGGTATTAAATAAGATACGTAAGTATTATAAACAAATTGTAACTGAGTATTATAGTAATAAATTATTAATGAGGGATTTATATTAATGAAAGAGAAAAAAATGACACCGCAACAACGTAAGAGGTTTGACGATATTATACTTTATGTAAGTATAATAATATTGATTATTGTGGGGTTCGTCATGGGCTTTCAACTTGCTAAGATAGCATTTTGGGGACTTGTAGGGGTTGAGGCAATATTATTGGGATTAAATTGGATAATGATAATATTTGCACCACACATGGTTAGAGCAGAAATTGGTGCAGAAACAATCAAGAGAATTGGTATGCTCAGAACGACCAATTATGCAATAAATATGATTTTTAAAATTCCAATGATTTTGGGGTTGATAATGTTATCACAATTTTTTGCCGCACTCACATTGATATCAACAATATTTTTTGAAGAGCATAGAGTTGTTTTAATAGAGAAGTCGCTTTTCGTAGTAAAAAATAAAAAATAATTTATTAAGTAGTATATATATTTTTAGAAGCACGGTTAACGCCGTGCTTTTTTGTTTTGTAATTTTTATAGAAATGTTAATAAAAAATAATTTATTCATTCTCATATTATAAATGATTAAAAAACATAAGATTTACATATTTATATTAAATAGATATGGAGGAAAACTATGCCTACTAACGATTTTGATGTTTTTGATGGAAAAACATTTTCAGGTTTAATGAAAGACATTTACGACCGTTCTGATGATAAGAAGGACAAAATAGCAACGATTATTGATTCTCTAAAAGGTTTAATTGTTACTATAGAAGACGCCGTAAGTATTTTACCAATGATTAAAGAATGTTTAGATGTTGGAGTAAAGAACGACGAACAATTAGTAAAAATGGCAGCAGTTATCCAAAGACTTGTGGCGGCAAGAAAAGATGGTGAAGATTCGGGTAGTGACTTCGATATGGATGAGTGAGAAGAAATTAAAAAGAATGCAAGCGAAGATGTTGGCAAACTTAGGCAAGTAGATAATGGTGTAAGTGCTGAAGTTGCGGAATTAGAAGAAAATATTAAAGAAAAATTAAATGATTTAGACGACATTGACCTTGAGGAATTTGAAGAAGAACTTATGGCTGAAGATTTAGATTTAAAGGAGTAGAAATGTCTTATACAGAGAATAAAAGTGCGCATTCAAATGTTAGACCAAGCAATTATAATAGTTTAAAGACAAACAACCAAGCCGTTATCTTGGGCATGAGTGCACCCGATGTTAAGTTTTTTGAATTAGAGCCAGCGGAAGTATTAGATGTTATATTAAATGACCAGCATCCAAGTTTTAGTACGTATGAGGATATTGGGAAAATACAAGTAAGATTATTGTATAGCCAAAAGAATTATGGCTACGGCGATAATAGTGCAAAATTAAATTGAGCAAAACCAGGCGATGCAAATGTTAAAAGTTATCCATTAAAACATGAGATAGTTATTGTTGCTAATTACATTACAAGAGAAGGTGTAATAGATAGTGCTGGTCCCGATTTAACGCCAAAAGGCTTGTATTATTTTGATAGATTAAATTTATTAAATTCGGTCAATCACAATGCAATGCAAGATATTAGTTTAACAAAAAAATTCAAAGACACTCCATCATCAGGATATACACAGCCAGAAGATTTGGTGCTTGGAAATGAAATCAAACCAAACGATGAAATTCACCCATTAGAATCAAAAGAAGGCGACATAATTTATGAAGGAAGATTTGGTAACTCTATTAGATTCGGCAACAACCCTGAAACTGGAGAGCCCGAAGTTTTGATTAGGAACGGCCAAAAGCCTAATATAAGCACCGTAAAGTTGGCACCAATAGTAGAAGACATTAATAAGGATTTCTCATCTATATGATTCACTTCTGATAGAAATATACCATTAACAATAGCATGTAATAATCAGAAATCATTTTCCGCACCAAGTGAGTTTAGCGGGAAGCAAATTATTATTAATTCTGATAGAATTATATTGAATGCGAAATATAATGAATTGCTTGGATATTCGAACACTAATATTAATTTTTCTGCAAAAGGAACGTTCAATATTAATTCCGATCAAGAAACGATTATCAATAGTAAAGCGATTTATCTTGGATTAGATGCAGAAGAAAAACTTGTAAAAGGAGATACTTTGTTAGATTTGCTAAAACAATTAGTTGACGAGATAACGAAAATAAAAGTTATGACTGGGACTGGCCCTTCGTCACCACCAATTAATACACCACAATTTGTAGCGATAAAAAGTAAACTATCGTCATTCCTTAGTAAGCAAAATTATACATTGTAAGATATTATGGTAAATTGAGAATTAATTAAAATATCTGTTTTAGAAAGGTCAAAATTTTATTCCTTTGCAAATGAAGAGGACTTTGCCAAGTACCTAGCGCAAATATATCATTATGCTATGACAACAAGTGCTATGAGTACAAGTGGGCAGAAGTTAGTAAGGGCGAATAGTGAGATGTTAGAAGAGATGTGAATTGCGGCATTCAAAATTGGGAAAACTGGAAATAATGTTGCAATAATTGAAAATATGAAGCAACTATTTAACAGAGGCGTATATTTATATTGACAAGGGGCTGTGTTTGTACCTGTTCCAGTTGTAATTCCCGTTAATGTAGTACTTAATGCTGGGAATCCAGATGTATTATCGCTGTATAATACAAATGATTTCGAAGCGTTCGTAAAAAATTTAATAAATAATTTAAAAATATATATGCAAACAATAATCGGCACAGGTTGGGTCGGAGTTGTTTAGGGGGATAGTAAATGAAAAAATCAGAAATTAGAGGAATGAGAAAAATTATTAATGAATCATTAATACATAATGCTTTATTTAATAGTATTGAATCGACAGAAAAGAAAATAAAAGCGGCAGTTGCCAAACATGAAAAGGAAAATGGAAAGTTAGCAAAGTTCGAACAAAATAAAATAAATAAAGCAATCAAGTTATTAGACGAAGTTAATAATTTATTATTTGATGTATTAGAATAGAAGACGTAATGAAAAAATCAGAAGTTAGGCAAATGATAAAAGAAGAAATATTAAGATTAAAAGAGGAAACGGAATATTATTTTGATTTAACAAAAGATAATACAGAAAAATATATTGCTAAAGATAACAAAGGTAGTTTATATATTGGTACAATTGGAATGAAAAAGGGCAAATCATTCTTAAAATTTAAATTAGTTTTGGCAAGATTTTATAGTGTATTTGATGTTAGATTAAATAAAGGTAAAATCAAAAAAGTATCCTCAAAAGATTTAGAAAAAGATGTCACTATGCCTGTTGACTTCGAGAAATTATATAAAAGATAAATATAGGAGTTATAATGAAAAAATCAGAAATTAAAGAAATCATGAAGGAAGCGGTAAAGGAAAGTTTGAATGAAAGTTTTATTGCCAACATTATCGAAATAGTTGTAAGGACTACGGAGAAAACGGTTGAAAGGAAACTTGATGAAAATTTCAAAAAAATACTTCGCAAAAACCTTATGGTCGAAACAAAAAAACCTATTGGTAGAAAACCAGTTAAGAGAAAGAAAGTAGTAAAAAAGCAAATAGTCGATAGTGAGCCTGAGAAAAAAATTGTATTTTCAAAAGACCCAGTAATCAATAAGATGTTGAAACAAACTATGCTAACAACAACGCCAGGAATGCTTGAAGAGTATGGGGCGAAAACGCCTGATATGAAGCAACTTGGAGAAGCATATAACGATCAATTGATGCAAGAGAATGGTGGGTTAAATGAGAACGTTCAATTACAAATTCCTACATTATCAGAAGACTTAGGGCTTGACACATTACAAGGTTCGGTAATGGATAACAAAGCACTTGCTAATGTATTCAAGAAAGACTATAGAAAAACATTAAAAAAAATGAAAGAGAATGTGAGTACAGGTCTTCCTGAAGCGGTGCAATTTTATGAGGCTAAATAATAATGAAAGATGATAAGCGAAGATTTATTGGATTAAATCAGCCAATCACAAATAGTCAGTTTGGGTATTTCAATCCAACATTGACAAGTGACGCACGTATTCAATCAAATCTTAAACACTTATTATTAACAAATAGAGGCGAAAGAATTATGCACCCTAACTTTGGATGTGATATTTACAAAACATTATTTGAAAACATCGACAATCTTAACACGCCTTTTGATACATTAAAAGATAGAATATTAGGGCAAACGCAACTATGAATGCCATATATTGTAGTAAATAAAGTTGAAATATCAATTGATGAGTATGATGGAAATAAAGTCCATATTGCCGTAAATTATGTGACTTATGGCAACAAACAAGATACTTTGAACGTCGATATAATTGTAGCATAATTCGGAGAATAAGATGGAAAAGAAAAAAATAAAATATTTGAATAAAGAATTTGGGGCACTTAAAGAAGATTTAGTTAATTTTGCAAAGACATACTTTCCAAATACATATAATGACTTTAACGCTGAATCGCCTGGTATGATGTTTATTGAAATGGCCGCATATGTTGGCGACGTACTTTCATATTATACAGATTATCAAATGAAAGAACAACTGCTTACGCAAGCCGATGAAAGAGAAAACGTAATGATATTGGCACAATCTTTTGGATACATTCCAAAAGTGACAACGCCATCAAGTGCAACTTTAGATGTGTATATGGTTGTTCCGGCAATTGGGTCTGGGAGTGTTGAAAGAATAGTGCCAGATTATAATTATGCTTTAACAATAAATGGCGGGCTTGAAGTTTCATCAACTGGTGATAATTCAATAAGATTTAGAACAGAGGAGCCAATTATATTTAACAATTTCGATAACTCTTTGACTCCAACGGTGTATGAATATGATGGAAGTGGCAACGCAACATACTTTTTACTTAAAAAACAAGTACAAGTTTATTCTGCCGAAATTGCAACAGAGACATACCCAACGCCAACCAATCCAGAAAAATATTGGAAGATGGAATTATTGCGAGACGATATTATTGGTATAAAAAGCATCATCGATTCGGATAGTGATAAATGACATGAAGTTCCATTCCTGGCACAAGATGCAGTTTTCATTGATGAGCCAAATATACATTGGGATGATTACAAAGAGTATAGTGGTTCAGTACCATATCTTCTTAAATTAAGAAAAGTTCCAAATAGATTTGTTAAAAGAATTACAAGCGATGATAAAGTGCAATTACAATTTGGTGCTGGCATTTCTGACAATCCTGATGAGATTATTATTCCAAACCCAAGTGATTATAACAACATTTCAATTAATGATGTTAGTGGCATAGATAGTGCTATAGACCCATCAAACTTTATGTACACAAAAACATACGGGCAAGTACCTTATGATACAACATTAACAATTGAATATAGTTATGGTGGTGGTATTGATTCAAATGTTGCTCAAGGCGAAATTACAAAAGTTTCAAATATTTCGTTTGATGAACCAGCAACGGGATTAGCTGTAGCAACCGTGAACGCTGTGAAAAGTTCAGTTGCCGTATCAAACTCAACAGGTGCAAGTGGGGGTAGTTCGGCGGAAACAACAGACGAAATTAGACAAAATGCTTTGGCTCACTTTGCAACACAATATAGGGCAGTAACAAAGGAAGATTATATTACAAGAGCAATGTCAATGCCTGCAAAATATGGCTCTATTGCTAAAGTGTATATAGCCCAAGATACTCAATTTAACAAACGAAGTGAAGAAATTATAAATCCATTGGCATTAAATTTATACACATTGGGATATAATGCAAATATGGAACTAACACAATTAAATCCTGCCGTTAAGAGAAATATAAAAACTTATTTAGATAGATATAGAATGTTAACCGATGCTATTAATATTTTAGATGCGTGAATTATTAATATTGGTGTAAAGTTTGAAATTATTACATTTCCACAATACAATAAGAACGAAATATTATTAAAGTGCATTGACAAGGTGACTGAAATTTTTGATATTAAGAAATGGCAAATAAATCAACCAATAATTATTTCTGATATAATGAATGAGTTATTGGCAGTTGAAGGTGTAAGAAATGTAAACGATGTTCGAATATTTAATAAGTATTTGGAATCAGAAGGGTATGATGGCAATTTATATTCACTTGAAGCGGCAACCAAAAATGGTGTAGTATTCCCAAGTTTAGACCCTTCAATATTTTCATTGAAATATCCATCAAAAGATATATTAGGTAAGGCAAGATAAGGAGATAATAAATGAGCAAATTTACAAACTTAATAGTAGAAGGAAGAGAAATTGATAAGATTGAATTTTATTTTAATAATAAACAATTTTACCCAATTTTGTTAGCAAAAAACAAGAAAGACTTACAGAAAGCAATTGATGATTTTCACCTACATCATGCTGAAAATTTAAGTCCATTATTAAAATTACTCAATGTTAAAGAGGAGCATATTATAAAATTCTTACCATTGTTGTTTGATAATAAGTAGATTAGGAGATATATTGTGGATAGTGAGAAATTGCAGGAAATTATTGCAAAGTTTTTTGTAAAATATAAAAACCCAACCGATACACAAGTGCATAAATTGGCTGAAAAGTTAAATATTGATAAACATGCGTTAGAAGGTACAATATATGGTTTGTTGTCATCATTCTTATATAATGGAAGATATAATGAAAGTATTAGAGATGGTAAAAATGTTGAAGTGATAGGCACAGAACTCCAAGCTGGTATTGGGATTGAAATGGAACATACAAATGATAAGAAGATTGCTAAAAGAATTACCCTAGATCATTTGGCAGAGTTTCCAGATTACTATACACGATTAATTAAAATGGAAACTGAAGCCGAACAACAACATGAACAATTGAAACAAGAAAGCTCTATGAAACAAATTGTTCGTGATGTATTTGAAGGAGAATAACAAATGATAAAATTACCATTAAAAAAAAATGACGATATATTAACTGGAAAGTTTAAGAATAAGAAAGAGAAGGTTAAAAGTTTCGGCACAGATAAAAACGGCCAACCAACAATAAATGGAAGAAAAATGCTAACATTTAGAATTGTTAAAATGTGAAAAACAGAAGGTACAGAGTTAGATTTAAAACAAATCGAAGAAGATATTTTTGGTGAGGAAGAAGAGTAAAATATGATTCATCAAGATAAATTTAAGGTTTATATTTCAAGAAACCCATATAAACCCGAACCTTCTGAATATTCATATAGAAGAGATTGGTCAAGAGGTAAGAGTTATTTCCTAACACACAAGGGCAAAGATATTGGACATTATACTGATGCTGATACGTTATTTGGAGAATTAAAAGAATTAAGAAAATTGGAGAAAGTAAATGATTTATAGGATAACAAGTTCCATGGATGCGACGATATATGGAAATAATTTAAGTCAAAATACAGGTTTAGATGAAATACTTGAAATTAGAAAATATCAAAAAGATAGTATATTTTACTCATCAAGAATATTAACTAAATTTGATTTAAGCAATATCTCTGCGTCAATTAATGATGGAACAATTAGCTCATCAGCATCATTCTATCTAAATATGTATGTAACCGACGCAAATGAAATCCCATTAGATTATAAATTATACGGGCATCCAGTTTCTGAAAGTTGAGAAATGGGCATAGGTAAATTTTCATATAGTCCAGCAATTACTGATGGCGTAAGTTGGAAATATAAAGATACAAGTAGTGGTAGTGAGTGGTTAACAGGTTCGTGAGCAAGTGGAACAACGGGTTCGTCCGCAGGTGGCGGAACTTGATATACAGCTTCGGTAGTTTCACAATCATATTCTTATCAAAAAGCCGACCTTCATTTGGACGTAACAGCAATTGTTAATAACTGGTTAGACAATACGATAGTTAATGATGGGTTTATTTTGAAACGTTCTGGTTCCGATGAAGAAAGTTCATCATCATTGGGTTCGATTAAATTCTTTTCGAAAGAATCAAATACAATATTTCAACCAACTTTAGAAGTTAGGTGAGATGACTCGTCCTACGAAACAGGTTCGGTAACTCCAATAATTTCAGGCTCAACATTAATTGATGATATTAATATTACAATGAGACGAATGAGACCTAAATATCATTTAGCAGGCAAACCAAGATTTAGGATAAACCCAAGAGAATTGTATCCTACAAAAACATTCGCCACATCATCCGCTCAAATGACTATAAAATATTTACCAACGTCATCTTACTATTCTGTTATTGATACAAATAGTGGTTTAGAATTAATTCCATTTGACACAGATAATACAAAAATGAGTTGCGACGAAAATGGTAATTATTTTGATTTATGAATGGATCAATTTGAGCCCGAAAGATATTATAAAATATTATTCAAAGTAATAGACGATGAGGGCTATGAAAGAATATTCGAAAATAGATATATGTTTGAGGTAGTTGAGTAATGGGAACTAATTTAACAAGTAGCGTTGATGAAAAAATTAGCACGAATGATTATATAACAAGTAGTGTTTATAAAACAGACTACAGCACAGAAAAAAAAGAAGAAGTGTTTGATACCGTAATAGGTGAATTATATGTAGAGCCTGGCACATTTATTAGAACAAGCGACAACTTCTGAAACTTTTTCAATGACACAAGTTCTGCAATACCAAACTTTGAACCTGACGATAGGTCACATCAATATTTGGTTAATAATGCTCGCAATGCAAGTCAAGGGGAAATTATAGTCTTCCAATTTGGCGATTATTCGGTGTCTTTTAATGATGTTGGGCAGATTGTTCAAGACTCGTCTTCTCTTGCTACTCAAGTTAATGCATTAAATACTATAGTTAATGATTTAAATACTATAATAGAAACACAAAATAGTGGCGACGAAGATGAATTATTTGTTCCTGTCCCAAATGGAAATTTTGAATTATGAACAGATGGCGCACCAAATGATTGAACCGTGGGCTCTACTGACAATATACTTAAAGTTGCAGGAGTTGATAATGGGAGTGCAGTAAGAATAACTAGAACTGTTGATAACGGCGTTAATCCAGACCAAATTTATTCTCCAGAAATATGATTTAATGCTTTTGAAAATATAAGAGTAAGTGGGTACGCAAGAACGAATGCGGGCGGGGCATATTGAGTAGTTATGGCGGATACCAGAGGCGACTCACCTTATTCTTGATATAAAAGAGAGAATGGAACAGACACCAATGAAGAATGGGAAGAATTTGTATTTGATGTTACGCCCAATGTTCCTATTTATCCTGGATATTCAGGATGTACGGGAAGAATACGTATTTACGCAGGAACCAAGAACATTGGGGAGCCTGGAAGTTGAGTAGAGTATGCCAATATTAGAGTGGAAAGATTAATTGGTGATACTTCAGATACAAGTACGACTATAGGATTTATATAGAACCACTACCTGACCCCCAACATTAACGTCTCCAAATAATAATTACTCGATTGGAACTGGCTATCCTGTACCGACTCTCGCATGAACGTCTGTATATGAAACATTTGATATACAGATGGCATACGATGGCCAATTTAGTAATGAAATGATACAACAAGAAGACCTTGAAGCTCACCTTATAGATGCAGCCACAATGATGCCTGTAGGATGGCTTCTTAATAGCACTATATTTTGGTGGAGAGTTAGGGCAATAAATAACAATGAAGATCGGGGCGAATGGTCGGTACCGAGATATTTTCAACGACAATAAGGAATAAATTATGGAAGAAACAAAAAAGTTAATATCTAAAAATGATGAAGAAATTCTTGATAAGGCAATATCATTAAACGAATATCCAATAAGTGATGATGAAATTCTTGATATAACAATAGAAATGCATGTTTATGATTTGTCGGATAATAAAATAGCATCCGTACATCAAGTTCCAGATGATACATGAGAATTATATAATGGGCAAACTGAAGTAATAATAAATACTCAAAGAGTGACTAATACACCGGTTCAATTAACATAAAGGAATAAGTAATGGCCAACAACAGAATTAGAATTAATTACAAAGAAAATTTAGACAGAATAGACCTAACATCTGGTCAGTTTAAACTATTGTTTAATATTTATCAAAATGTATTAGGGTCAAATACTGGTGATAGAATTTATATAACAGAAATTTCTCCATCCAGAACTGAAATAAAAGTTAAGTTAGTTGATGACGCAAGTACAACTCAATGAGATTCTTTTGGTGAAATTACTGACCAAGCAGATAAGATTGGAAACTATGTAGCAAACTTTGGTAACAATAATACAATTTTAATTACTAATTGAGTTTATGATGGTAATGGTGATTTAATATTTAAGTTATACGAACCACTATTTGACGAATTCGAAACAAAAAGCCAACTTTGGATTTCAGAACTTATTGCAGAACAAATTAAAGATACCGTTATTGTATCTGAACCAGCACAAGAAGAAGATTACAATGTTTTATCTGCACCAAACTTTAATATTACTGTCAATCAGGTTGTTGAGAATGATACTGGTTTTCAAACTTGAAATGATGTATTGACAACTAATACAGATACGTCAAATAGTTTAATTGATAAATATTTTAGTCAAAGTTTTTATGATAGTGCAGAATTAAATATTGATTTTTCTGATTATGATAAATTTGTTCACTTTGGAAGTGCTCAAGAAAAATTAGATAACTTTGTATATAAATTAGGATTAATAGAGACATACAATACGAGAAGTGCCGTTCTTACTGATTTAAGTGCATCAACTGCTATTACAAGCGAAATAAGTCAAGTTGAATTAAACAAGAGGAAAGTAATAAATGGATTCGATGGCTATGAGAAATATTTATATTATGAATCATCATCAAATTCAACAATCGATAGAGAATATAATTTATCAAGTTCAACAGATTATACTTATGCTACTAGTTGGCCAAAGAGTGGAAGTTGGCATTCACAAACATTATTGCCAACAACATCATCCGAAGCAATTGACTGGTACCAAAGTCAGTCAATGCGGGCTACAGAGTTTGATAACTTAAATTTACATAAATTAATAAATACAATACCAAACTATATAAAATATGACGTTTATAATGATGAGTATATATTGTTCGTAAATATGATGGGACATTTCTTTGATAATATCTGAACTTATATTAACGGGTTTAATGACTTATATACACGTGAGAATGATATTAGTCTCGGACTTTCTAAAGACTTAATATACGATTCATTAGAAGCATTAGGAATAAAATTAAACAGTGGCAACAACCTGATTGATTTGCGAAAGTACGAATTCGGGTATGATTCAACTGGAAGTTATCTAAACACAGGTAGCGAATTTAAGTCAATTTCAAATAAAAATATCACAGTTGAAATTTGAAATAGAATATTAAATAACTTACCATACTTATTAAAAACAAAAGGTACAAAAAGAGGTATTCAAGCATTAGTAACTTGTTATGGAATTCCTTCGACAATATTAGACATTTATGAATATGGCGGACCTTCCGAAACAGGTTCTGATTGAAATACAGAGCGACAAATTGAAGTATTTGATTATTCATTAGGAATAAGTGGTTCTGAATATATTACGGGTAGTTGGCCAGGTAATATTGATACAGCAGAATTGAGAATAAATTTCTCATCAGCGTATAACACGAAAGAAGACAGGCAATCAATTTTCAAAGTTGGTACTACAGAAATATATGTTTCGAAATCTGGCACAGACGGCGTTATCATAGCAAGTGATTCAAGCAATATTATGAGTTCAAGCGAATTAAGATTATTCGATGGTGATTTTTGGAATATTATGCTTTTGTCTGGTTCAACGAATCAATTGTATGTTAAAAAATATAAAGATGGAGAAATGATATACTCAAGTAATGCTTCCAATGCTCTATTCTCATTAAATGATTTTGCAACCGCAGGCTCATTTACTCTTGGAAGCGGTTCGTCTGATATTGCAATGCAAGAAGTTAGATTTTGAAATTCCCCAATTACAGAGAATGATTTTATTGAACACGCAAAATCGCCAAAATCCATACGTATAACTGATGGCAGCCCATATGATAATTTAGAGGCAAGATATGCGTTTGATAGCCCTGCCAATTTAAATGTATCGACTTCAATATATGATTCAAGGCCTAATCAAGTGGGTAGAAATATAATTACAGCAAGCGGGTATAGTTCAACTACATCTTACCCATATAATTATACTGCGACATCAAGCATGGCAACGCCATTGATGCCAAGCATTGGATATAATGTTGTCGCAAACAAAACAAGAGTTGAAAATAATTATTTACTTACAAGTATGAGTTTGCAACCTGATGTTAGAAGTGAAGTTAGAGCGTATGATTATGCACCTTTAGACTCACCAAGAGTAGGTGTATTTTTCTCACTAACAAACCTTATTAATGAAAGAATAGTTGAGGTATATTCTAATACAAATTACGACGATTATATTGGCGACCCAGCAGATAAGTTTAAAAACTATTACCCTAAGTTAAGAGAAATAAACGAAGATTTTTGAGAAAAATATGCTCCTACAATGAGTTTCAACGACTACCTTTCATACATTAAACATTATGATATGTCATTGTTTGACACGATTAGAGATAACTTGCCAGCAAGGGCACAAAAACAAGTTGGTGTATTGATTGAGCCGCATATACTTCAAAGAAGTAGAGTTCCAATAACACCAAATCCAACTTGAGAAGATTTATATCATTCTGGTTCAATTTCCGCAATTAAATTCCAATTAACAGATAGTGAAATATCATCGTATAATACACTTACATCTGGAAGCGAATTCAAAGCAACCGTTAATGCAGAATTCTTAACATATTATTGTTCAGATACAGGTAGTGCGAAAGTATTCACAACAGAATTGCCAAATATTTATATGTCATTTACGCCGTGGCATATTCTTTCTAATGGCGATATACAATCATTTCCAACTGGTTCGCTGATTATGCCACCTATGGTTTATCCAAAATGTAGTTTTATGACAGCAAGTGGATATACACCTTATTCAAGTAGTGATTCAAGTTCGCTATTTTATAGCGAAAATAATTATGTTTTAAATAGTGATAGGTCATTGGGGTTTTTAAGACCAAGATATATTGGATGTTTGCAAACTATATATACAACTTTAGATGGCAAAGCGCCTGTTGAAATAAGCATAACATCAGATAACAAATTAATTACACAAGATGGTGGGGACATTAATCTTATTGTAAGATAAAAATATAAGTATAATTAAGATAATTAGATAAAATGTTCTTAAAAAAATAATATGTAAATATTTATTAGAAAGAGTGTAGTTTCTAATTTACAAAAAATATGGAGAAAAAATTATGGCAATAATTAATGGAGATTCAAGTACTGTTGTAGTAGATGCGGTATTAACAAAAAAAGGAAGAGAATTGCTTGCACAAGGTAAAGAATATTTCAAAATTACCAAATATGCTTTTGCTGACGATGAAGTCGATTATTCTTTATGAGATTCAAGCAACGAACAAGGCTCAAATTACTATGGTATAAAAATTGAGAACTTACCATTAATGGAAGCAAGTACAGATGGCAATTTGTCAATGCGTAATAAATTAATTACGTTAAACAAAGACCAAACGAGAGTATCAGTATTGGCTGGCTTGAGTAGTACTATAAACTTAAATGGCAATCAGGAATCAACAATCACACCTGGAACAAATTCTGGCGTAGATGACCAAACTGGTTATACAATTACACTTTTTGATTCTACTGCCGCAAGTATTGAGGCATCTGGAATTGCAGGGCACGAAGGTCTTGTTTCGTCAAGTGGTGTTGTAACAACGTTAACGGCAGTTGGAACTTCGTTTAGAATTATAGCAAAAAATCAAGCTTCTTTAAAAACAACTACAATTGCAATTCAAGGAAACGAATCAGGCGCAACATTCATTATTACATTGACTGTTAATGCATTAGAAGTATTGCCTGATGGTACAGTTAATACTGGACAAACTAGTGGTATATAAATGAGATTTAATATAAATAGGAGATGATAAATGGCATTAACAGAAACAGGCAACCAAGAAGCTGTAACAAATGTTATAGATGGTAATGGTGTATATAATTACTTTAATGAAGAGGACGATATAGTCCTTGGTGGCAAACAAACAGTAACAGAAGGATTTTTTACAAATAATGCTGGCACATTGGAAGCGTTTTATACTTCATCTGCTCAAGCAATTTTAAGTTCATCACGTTATTATTTAGATGTGTATCAAACAGGAAGTTCTGATAGTGGGGCGGAAGTACAATTCGACATTTCGTATGCAAAATATGGCGGCATAGGCGAAGCAGACCCTTCGTGGGAAAATACATATTCGGCATCAGATGCGGTTTACAGACAATACGCAAGTATTTTGCTTCCAACAAGCGAAAGTAAATTTACATTTGCTGATGGCGATACAAAAGATGAAGTTCTTATTGTTAACTTCAAAAGAGATAAATTGAAAGAAGGATTACAGAAAGGATATTGGCAATTAAATTTGTCAGGAAGTAATACCTCAGGAAGTAGTCTGATTGATGAAAGTAGAGAGCCAAGCTATGGCACCGTTGCTGTTGGTGCGGGTGTTGGCGAAGCTTATTATATTGTTAGTGGAACGGTTGGGGCAAGTGGGGAAAGATTTGAAACTGCTACCGCCCACCCATACGGTATAGCTTATCCGGATTTAGGTATTTTAGTATTGAATGGCACTCAAGTGTCGGAATCACTTGATATAACTTGAGCAGGAACTACAACTGCAAGAAATAAACAATTCTTTGGTGCAATTGAATCAGGTTCGTATTTCAGAGTAAAAAATGAAGAAGAACTTTCTTCAGCACATTATTTTGTAAGAGCGAAAAATAAAAAATATAACTTCAGTAATAATGCAACATGGATAACTGGTTCAAATGGAGTTATTAAACATACTGATATGTGGAATGACCCTAAAGTAT